GGTGTAAAGGTAATAGACCCTACAGCAGCATCGATAACAGTTTCAGGGTCTAAACCTGCATCGATGCCTGCGCTAATAACACTATCAATCGCGTCAATTTGCGGAGTTCCCGCATTGATTGCACCTTGCACACCGGACTGTATAAGCACAGCGGGGTCAGTTCCCTGCGCAGCACCGGAAGTGATGTGGTCGCCTAAGATCGTGTCGAGTGATCCACCAGAAGTCAGACCACCTGTTACAGACGTTGACAAATCAGTAACCACAGTCGGGGTGGTTATGGTCGGGGTGGTTACAGTCGGCGTAGGAGTCGTCGTCGAAGTAGGAGTCGTCGCAGTAGGAGTCGTCGTAGTAGGAGTCGTCGCAGTAGGAGTCGTCGCAGTAGGAGTCGTCGCACCGACATTGTTCAACTCTGTAGTGCCACGCGACCCACCTGCTACGACAGAACCCGTTACACCACCAACCGTACCCCCGCCGACACTGTTAATTAAGTCTTGATAGGTTAAATTTTGCACGCCACCTTTCATGACTGCTAGTTCACCTAAGTTTGCGCCAGTCCCTTCTCCCGTCTCTGCAATCCCTTCGCGCACAAGGGCGCCAGTAGTTCTCGTCGATGCGCTGCTGCTGTATTCACCCAGCGCCCTGCTAACAGCATTGCTATCCATGACACGGTTGGCAACGAGGTTTGCCGCTATGCCTAAAAACATCGCGTCGTTCCCAGCTCTGCTAGCCTCTTCTTCAGACTTGCCTTGATTTATCAAGGCTTGCCGAACATTTTCACGCGATTGCAACCCTGCTTCTGCCGCGTCCTGTAGTTTGTCAAATTTACCAGCAGCGGTGGCTGATTTAGCGAAAAATCCAAAAAGTTTAGCAGCAGATCCACCTACCATTTCAGAAGGAGCTTCTTCAGCAGCGAAGCTAATAGCACCTACGGGGTTTGAAACTACAGCTTGGATGACATTCCAAACAGCTCCTGGGACCGAACTCGCGCCTTTGCTTGAATCGATGATGGCTTGTTTTTGCGCTTTTGCAGTTTCAGTTTCTGCAAACTTGCCAGTCGCTTGCAACTGATCTGCAGTTTTCCTCCAATCATTTGCAACTTGCTCATTTCCAAGCAAACTGGCTGCACTCGCGCCAGTGCGTACAACCTGCGATGCACCTATGGTGCCAACAGCTGCAATGGTTTGCCCAAATGCGTTCAAAGCGTCCAAAATCCCAGACCCAGGACCTGTGTACGGTTGGCTCTTGTCAATCTCATACAACGGTTTTTCAGGCGCTGGTGGCACGTACAAAGTGCTTGCACCCTGCATCCACTCTGACACATCAACAGGTGTTGTTATGATTCCTGTTTTAACAGGGACCGAGCTGGTGCGAGTCTCTGCGGGTCCTGTGGTGCCCGACTTCAACGAAGTGTCAGCGACAGTGGTCGGAGTTGTAGTTGCAGTGGGTGTCGTAGTCGCCATGCCACCCGTCACAGACCGGGCAGCTTCGTACGCTTCTTGGTCGGTTGCGCCTGATTCTTTAGCAGCTATGAATGCAGTGGCACCGATGTTGGAAAGGTTGTTTAACTGCTTGGTGTCGAATGCTTGGGTTGTGACAGAGGTTGTGGTCGCGGTTGGCGTAGCCGCCATCGTGTCGTTGCCAGCACCGCCCGTTACAGTCGATTGCGCAAGTGCTCCAGTTGTCCCGTCGACGATTGGTGCAACAGTTGCAGCGGCAGCGCCAGCTATTCTTGAAGCAGCGGAGCCGAAATCTTTGGTGGCATTTACAAGTCCAAAAACGTTCCCTGTCGTCTGATAGGCTTCAATTGCTTTGCCAAGATTGAATGCTCTCCCTGCGAGGTCAACGTCTGGGCTGTTCAGGTAGGGCGCCAGCGTGATCGCTGCATTCCCAAGCTGACCATTAGCGACATTCGCCCCGATCGAAGCAAACCGACCAACGTCGCCTGTTGTGAACCCTGTGTTACCAATCGGCGTGTTCCCTGAACCAGTCAAACCAGTTCCAAGAGAAAACACAGTTCCCCACTGCTTGTCATCGATGGCTTTGCCCAGCTGCAACCCTGTGGAAATCTGACCAAGAGTTCCTTGCGCTTGTCCAGCGAAAACATCAGGTGATACACTGCCAATCGTCGAAGACATCGCGTCGGAAGCAACGCTGTCCGGCATGAATACGCCAGAATTCAGGACCGAATTAGCACCCCCGATTGCGCTGAGAGCCGCGTTGAGGTACTGCTCGTTACCCAAAGAATGAGCAGCGTCAAGAGCGAATGCGAATGGGGCTGTGGCTGGGAACAGCTTGGCTGCGGTAAGCGCCAATTGACCGACTGGATTTGACCAAATAAACCCACCAGCGCGGGGGCTGAATTTGGTCTCCATCGTCGGCACGCCATCTGGACCGACACGGAGATTGTAAAACACATCACCACCATCGACCCCATAAGTGCCGTTCTGGATGATACCAACTCGCTCAGGGTTTATCGTCGCGCCTGTTGCTTTGTTGTAAAACTGAGTGACCGGAACTTCCTCATTTCGCTCAGCCGATACGTCGTCGATCGCTGGATAGTGACGCGTCTCCATGACTGTGCGATAACCGATATCGCTGATATTGCTCACACCTTGGTTTAAAAGCCCTTGAGCAATCGCGTTGCTGGCTGGATTCGGGCCACCTAATTGGTCTACCAACGCGCCGGTGAGCGGGTTGTAACCGGGAGAGGGGTTTAATAATTCTGGGTTGTTGCTAGTTACAGGGGGTAAACTCGTGTAGCTTTCCGACCCGATTGGCGCATACGGGTCGCTGACCATCGTGGATTGAGCCAATCCGCCCGTTGGATTCGAAGCAGCATCGGTGAATGTCGTCGTAGCTTGCACCAGCGGAGACGAGACAGCAGAGGTTGTTGCGGCTGGCGGCGTATAACCCGTTATTTTGAACTGTTCGTTCGGGAATATCTGCTGGAGCCCAGCAATCAATCCAGCTTCATCCATCCCAGACGGATCGATCCCCTGACCCCGCAGAGCGTTCTGAGCAACATCATAACCAACAGTGTTGAAATAATTTGCCATGTCAGCCAGTGTTTGGATTTACAGCACCGACCAATGCTGCTGCCCAATCGAACCAGTTCTCAAAGTTATTCGTATGCGGGATGGCTTCGTTGGAGAAAACGTCGATCGCGTTGATTCCGTTTCCCCAGACCTTCCAGTCAGTGTCTTCACTTGGGATCTCGAGCTGCTGCGCAGCGTAGAGTTCGCACATAAGCGCAGCCCATGATTCGAAAGTGTGGTACCGAGGATCATAGACGAGAGCTACTGCCATTAGTACGGTCTCACGTCGCCAAAAGTCGCATTCAGTATAACGCGACCGAGCTGGTAATTACCCCCAGCGACATTGGACCGGAACTTAAGACGCAGCTCTCGCCGCTGCTCTCTCATGTCCACTTTCCCGGTGTTAGGAGAAAAAACAAACTCCGCAGACTCTACGTCTCCACCCTGAGCGAACGGACGCCCAGTCACGACTACAGTCATGTCGCCAGACTGGAGGAAATCAGGTTCAATTCTCTCCAATCTCAGCCACCGATTCTCACCCATCATTGAAGGTTCAGACGGTCCGCCAGAAACCCAACCAAGATCGTTGGTCTCGAAGAACGAATCGATCGCTAAAACATCCTGACCGTCAACTGCGTCAGTGCCAACCTCGTGCTGCCACATCTTGATAAGGTTCGGATTCGTCGTAAATGTCACTGTGTCAGAACCCGTAGCAATCGCCGCTAGCGACATGACAATCACCTGTGGGTACAGAGCGCTCACCTGAATAGAGAAACCCGCTCCTGAGCCGCCTAAACTGGTATTAGGAGCACTCAGCGTGTTGCCAACCTGATACCCAGCACCGAAGGTCGTAACGGTCACCGAAGTCACAGCACCGCCACTGACCACGATTGTGGCTTTTCCACCAGCCCCGCTCCCGCCAGTGAACGAGACGTTTGTGTAAGTGCCATTAGTGTAACCAGAACCACCGACGAGTGTGTTAAGCGTCCGGATGCCGTCGCTCCTGATAGCAGAAACCTGCGCATTCGCCGCGATGTTGGTTCCCGTCACCAACTGCGTCAACCCAATTGAGGTGATAGCCGTTATCTGTGGCAACTCAAAACTTCCGTTGACCGTTGGCATTGTGCCCGAGTACACAACGTCAAGCTCCGGAGTTTCCCAACCAGCAGCGACTGGACGAGAAAGAATCTGCGAGAAATATCCAGCGGATCTTCTCGCCCCAAGAGCCTCACCAGCGTCGTACCAGACACCCTCGCGTACATTGAAAATTATAGCATCCGTGCACTCAGTTGCGTCTCCGCGAGGGTAGAACCACCAGATCTCGCCGTATCTGGGGACTTTAGTAACCCAAACTTTTTGTCTCTGGTTGTAGTTCAGATTGTCGAAAAAATGATTCTGGTTGAACGAATTAGGGATCTCTTTCACAACACCGTTGTAAAGCAAGAACCGGTCGACACCGCACCAATAGTAAACGCCGTCGTATTCGATCGCGGATTGGCTCGACAAGATCGAAGACTGGCTAGAAATGATATCGTAGCGCCAGAACTGCGGAGGAGTGCCAACCCCGCCGATGTAGGACACCCGGATAAGACTGTCCAAACTCCAGAACAAGCCAGAAGGAGCGTTCGAACCACCTCGAACGGGTAAACCCTGAACTATTTTTCCAGTAGCAACGTTGACTTCGTTCGCGTCAGTCGAGACCCAATCCTGCGCATTGGCCGCTGCGCAGTTCCTTATCAAACCGTTGTTTCCGTACACGAAAACGTAGGGGTGCAAAGAGACCACACCACCCGAGACAGACACATTATTGTTGAATGTCAACGTCGAAGCACCACTGATAGTAGCAGCTTGCGACAAAGTGATTTTCTGGTAATTATCGAGCGTGAACGTCAATCCAGTCGTTGAGCCAGCGGTGGTCACGATCGCTGACCCGCCGATGGTAGCGGACAGCGTGAATGTGGTGGCGTAGTTCGTAGCGATGACGTAATATGTGCTGCCCGAAGCGATTCCCGTAGCAGTGCCGGTGAGCGTGCCACCAATTCGTATCGCTTGTCCGACGAAAAGACCAGAGGTGCTAACACAAGAGCATTGACCAGCGACCCCAGTGACCGCCACACCACTGAGTGTGCCATTTGCGATCACCACCGAATCCACCGTCGTGCCTGCTGGTATACCAGTCCCGGTAACTGATTGGCCAGCACCAATCGACGTGTTGGTGATCATGTTCGAGGCTTCGGTCGTCGAATTCAGCGATATATACCCGTCTGTGAAAACACCGATCTGAGAAAGCGTCGTGCCGTTGATGTCACCGATCAGAACCGGCGTATTGACAGTTGAATCAGTCTGCGCAAGGTTCTGCCCTGGATGAGCCAAAATAGAAGCGACTCCGGCTCCTCCAACATCGAAAAACCCGTCAAACTGCCACAGATTATTGACTGAAGATGTGAAGTTAGACAGGGTGTAATTTGTAACCCCGGCACCGACCCCGTTGTTATCAACAGTCAGAGCCTGAAGGCCACCGCTATAACCGCTGAAAATCTGGTTGAATCCATTGTTGGGATTAACCCAAACTCCGCGAGAGGGGCCATTCAACTGGCTCGATATAACTGCATACCCGCCGACTTTCCTCGGACGACCACGTTGGAAACGCACCCAACTGCCGTCGTTGTAGAATTGTTTGTCAAAGACAGTTCCATCGCGCTGGATCCCCGCCTTTGTATCTAGCGCAAATACTTTGGCTGTCACGGGAAGGTCCCACCAGAAACGCCGCTCGTGAACGTCCCCGTGGTTCCCGACACAGCACCGGAAAATGCCCCTGCCCCAGTCACTGTAATCCCGGTCGCCGTTACGTCAAGCCTCTGAACCCCAAGGATCGAAATCCCAAATTCGCCAGATGCTGGTCGGTAAACACCCGTCGTTGTTTCACTCGCAAAGCTCAATGCCGGTGCCCCGACAGCGCCGTTGGACAAAGTGACCGCCGTGGCACCCGCAGCGATCGTGGATGCATTGTACAGATTCACCGAGTCGCACAACAAGATGACCTGCTGCGCGGTCGGCACAGTCGCCGTAGCGCCTCCCGAGGCACCCGTGGTGAATGTGATGGTGTATGGACCCGTCGTCTGGTTCGTGATGTAGTAGATCTGAACCGTCTGCGGCATCGTCACTGTGACGTTCGATGACAACGCCCCGGTGTACTTCTGAATGACATTCGCAGCCTCGGTGCTCGAGAGCGTGAATGCACCGCCGGGAGCAACCGACTTGGTCAGCTGCGTGAACGAGAACTGCGTACCCTGCCCAAGGCCGATCGTGTAGAAAGCCGATCCGGAGCAAACAATCAAACAGGAATCTGACGGCTGCAGCGCCAACGACGCGGACCCGTTGATCTGGTTACCGCCGCTCGGGGAAACCGTCAGAGTCCCGCTGCCGCCGTTACGAACGAAAACAAACCAGTTGTTCCCCAGTGTCGTAGCAGATGTGAGCGACAACGTACCTGCGCCGCCTGTCCACACATAAGTAGACGCACGATCGGACGCAAGCAGCGTGTAAGTGGACGCAAACGCTGTTACAGGCGTCGTCTGATTAAGGGTTGACCCAATGGCAGCCAGACCGTACCCGGCGAGCGCTGAGGCTGTCGCGAGCGACGTTGTAGAGCCGAACGCAATAACACCCCAAGTCCCGGTTGTTGTTCCGTTGGAAGTGATAAATATATATTGCGCACTTCCGCCGGTCGAGGGGATCGAAACAATCGTGCTTGCACCGCCAAAAGACTTTACAGTCAGAGTGACGCCGCCGGTGTTGTAAATCAGAGCGTCCTGACCAACCGAAGACTGATTGGCGGGTGGCATCCACAGCTCGTACGAGGTGCTGGTGGTGCTAACTTGCATCACACGAGCAGCGACGTAGTTGCTCACCGACCCGTTGATTGGCCATTCGAGCTGGATCGTCCCGGTGGTGGACGTTAACGCATACGCAGCGTATGAAACGTCGGTTGGTTGTACGACGTTTCCGGTGAACGGACTATTGTAGCTCATGAATCCACCGCTATGGCTTGACGATCAGCGACCCGGAGCTTGTCTTCGGTCTGTAAGGCAGCAATCACCGCATCGTACTGCGCTTGCCACATCGGAGATCGCTCGTCGTTTTTGAGGAATGGCATGGCTTGAAGCAGAGACCCGTACAGAAGTGCTTGCGGAGCATAGACTGTAAACCAGTTGGATTGATTCGTTGAGTCTAGCGGCTGCACACGCTCATAGTATAACACTTCGAAGGTATAAGCGCTGGCTGGAGTTGGAGCCACAAGCCAGTGGGTGTAGTCGTAGTCGGCGTAGTAGGCAGGGACTCCGGTTTTGGTGTTGTCAGGCCAATAACTCCGTAAATACTCATACTTGCGCACAAGCACTGGCTGACGGACTCCGGCGACAGTGATGTTCATGCTTACGCTCTTATGCCACCGAGCGGGCTTGTCGATGATCGACGTGTTCGCCACCATCGTGCTCGTGTTCACCGTAAGATTACCCAGGAATTTTATCTGGCTGGCGATCACCTGCTCTGCAAGCATGATGAACAGAGGGATTTTGTCCAGTGTCGCTGTGTCGGTGCGCTCCAAATATGACTGAATGTTCTCGACCAGCGAATCGTAGGTCATCGTGACTGCAGTAGTCATTTTGCTGCCA